TTGTTTTTGACTAGTTTAGATAATACGTTCTTGATTTCGTCAGGATGTTCGGTTAGTAGTTTTTCCGCACCTTCTAAGATTGATTTGTTACGTAGAAATGGACGTACTGCGGCGGGTAAAATTGGCTCAAGACCGGCTATTAATTCAGATATTGCGCCCATTGGGTTTGATTCATCATATTCTTTTATTGATAATGGTTGTTTTGCTTGGTTAACTTTGCCTTTTAATCGTCTATTTTCTTTTTCAATCTCTGAAATGTATTCTTTGAATCTATTTCGTTCTTTTGTGTGAAGCGGAGAACTGCGAAATAAGTTCCTTGTAATAATAACAGCGGAACAACTCCCACCAATAACAGCGCATAATATGATAATTTCGCCAAAAATTGTTTCCAACATTTCATAAAATAGTATAATTTACTTAGATCTAAGTGTTGCTTTACTGAATATTTACCTGGAAACCCCCCTAATTTTACTAAAATACCCCGCAAATAGCTATGTTTTTACACCCGAGTGTATCTAATCATATATACAGTGGGAAGCGGAAAAGGGCGAACAAGACCCAAGGGAATGGGGCACCCGATTGTTTATGATAATAAACAAGTCGGGCGATTTTAGTCAGGATCAACACTTTTAAACACACACACACACAAACACTTGAGGAAATTGACTAAGTCAGCAAGTTTGCAACGACGAATTCACAAGCTAAACCCCTTTTACGACTTAGGCGTAATAGGCACGATTCAAAAACATGTCATTTTATCGTGTTTTGGGGGGGGTTTAACAGTCCCCGAACAAATCAGGGGGCATATATTCAAAACACCACGCTCACCTAGACATTTTCCTCAAAAATCAATAAAAAAGGAGGTGAAAAAGCGATAAACCAAACTAATCACGAAATGCGAGTTAGAACTTTAGTTCAAGAGGGTCAAAAATACGAGGGTTTTACTGAAGAACAGTTGAAAAAAGTATTAACGACTTTTTTCAAAGATTTTGGAAGAGAAAACCCAATGTGGTCAAGATCTAGAACTGTAATAGCTGACGACGTAAACGAAGCACTTAGGCGAATCTTTGAATAAAATGTCGATTCAAAATGAATTGTTTCAATATACTTTAGATGAGTTCCAAAAGGAACTTTACAAAGTAGAAACTAAAGAGCGTCTAAAATGTCGATTGTGCAACGCTTACGTCAAAAGCGGCGAGCCTTGTAAAAATCCGCATTGTAAAAAATGATTTCCATTTGCGCATATTGTAACCAGGGAAAACAATGTCGAGTGTTTGTTGATGAAAAACATAATTCAAAAAGAATTTGTTTTGATTGCGCGTTAGATATGGTAATGGAAAATAGATTTGATTCTTAAAGAATTATTTGTCTTTAAGATCATCTACTTCTTTTCTTTCTTCATACATAAATCGCAATAATTTTTTTTCAATTCTATGTATACACCTCATATTTTGAAATGATATACCAAGAACCGCTATGATTAAAGCGATAGTGTATTCAATCATTTGTTAGGATTGTAGATTTTTAAAACTACAACTCCGCAAACTGAAACCATAGCTATTCCTAGAAATGCTAATGTTGCTAAGAAACTTTCCAACTAATTCACCTCCTCATGATCATCTGATGATAGTTGATTGATGTAAAAACATCTTTGAGCCTCCTCTAAAGTATGATCCTCACGATTCTTTTTGCAAACTATACATTTATGCGTCATGTTCAACTCCTAAAATGTAAACTTTGAAGTTTGCTGTATTTGGTTGAGTGTTAACATAATTTCCAGCGGGAACATTAACCAGGTAATCAAAAGAATTTATTCCGTTTAGCATGTTTGAAAAGAATCCTATTCTAGTTCCGCCGGAATTATTAGCGACAGTGTGGTATTTCATATCTAAATAACCGGTACCACTTCCGAAGCAAACTATTTTTGTAATTGTAAAAACTTTGTCGGTTGGGACCTGGTAATCTGCGCCGGCTTCCGTATCTTCATGACATGAAGTCCAAGCTCCTATAGGACCGATAGAAAAAGTTCCAATTAATTTAGCCTCGTCGGTAGATTCCAGGACGAATTTTTGACCGCCGCCTTCCATAGCGATTAGAACCATTATACCAAAGCCTCCAATTTTAATTCACTACCTCCGTTAATTTGGAATGTTGTTCCAGCTGTTGTGCTGTTGTTCATTTGTAGGGGTCCACCCTCACCTGATTGAGCGTTGTGTTTGTGAGCAGTAACCGGACCAGAGCCGGAACCGCCGCCGCCAAAGCTCATGTTGCAACAACTCCCGCGACTTCTGTTCTTTCGATTGGGTATGCTTGCGCTTCTACTAAAACAGTGCCAGCAGCTCCTGCAGTTACGGATAATAATTTAACTTGAGTGTTTGATATTGTGTCAAAGTTTGAAGCCGGCAAGTTTGATGTATCTAATGCGTCCCCGCCATAGCGATAAGTTGCGGCGTTTGCGGCGTCGTTATTTGTTATTTTTAGATTAACTGCGATAGCTAAAAACTCGTCAGGAAATGAAATAACTCGAGTAGTTCCGGCGGGAACTACTGCTCTAATTGGAAAAAGAAGAGGGACATCTGAAACGGTTGGCGGTGTGAATGTCAATTTTTCAGATTCACCTAATTCAATGGTTGTGCGTATTTCACAATGATAGAAGTTGCTGTTAGTGCTCCGGCTCTTTGTGCTCCCGACCATTGATATTGACCAGCGGTCATATTGATTGGTCCTATTGCAACACGTCCGGCGGTTGCTGGTGAGATTGTAGAACTGAAAACTCTAACTGGTGTTTGATTACCGTTCTTGAGTAATACAAATTCATATCTTAATCCAGCTCCTGGATCTGGATCATTTACAACGTCTAAGATTGTGTTGTTTGTCAAAATTAGATATTGTGTTAATCCGGTCTCATCATCGGTTAGGTTATTGAAAACGTTTAGAGCTGCTGGAGCTGCCAGGGTATAACGTCTAATTACTGGTAGAGCCATTATACAGTGAAACCCCCGCTTGCTGTTTGGTTAGTGCTGTTTGATTGCATTCCGAAGAAAGAACCAATAGAATCTAAACCACCGTCTAGAATTACGGAACCGATAGCACCTGCGGCACCACCCCCCGCATAAGCGGCGATTGGTTTAGCAATTGCTGTGATTGGCGAATTAGGTAAGAAACGATTCATTACAGCACCGACTAGAGCAGCTGCACCGACACCGGCGACAACTTTTCCAATAGTGCCTCTATTGAAAACATTTCCTATTTTGCTTGTTGAACTTTTTGAAGTTCTTCTGCGTTTTGCCATATTCTTACTTTTTTCGGTAGATCTTAAAGGTTGCGATTTTCGGCTTGATTTAGTTGATTTTCGTTTATTAGATACGCGTGATTTTGACGATTTTCGGGTATTTTTTGCCTTTTTTTTAGCCTTTGCCTTGTTTAATGCAACTAACTTTTTTGTAGCGGCTTTTTGAGCCTTGCTACGTGTTTTTTTAACCAAAGTAAGAAGGATTATCCCGCGCTGATTGCGCTATTGCTTGCGCTAATGCCGTACTTTGATTAATAGAAGAACCATAACCGCCATAATTTGATTTTTGCTTTTGAGTTTCATTTCTTGCGGCTTGTGTTGGTGTTATGAATTTAGTAGGTCGTGCTATATAATCAAATGTGTTTGAAACGTCTAATTGACCGGTTTTAACTGGTGGTTGAAAAGAGTATTTTTCAGCAAAGTTTGGAGTTATAAGACCGTCTTGAACCGCTTCTTTGAATTCAGTTGAAATTATTTTTTCATCAGGGTTTTGGGTTTTTGCCGCGTTTTGTCGAACTTGCTCACTTGTAATTTTTCCGCCGAATTGATTCATAGTTTGTTGATTTAATTGATCTAAACGTGTCCCTTGTGCAATTCCTAATTCTTCTAATTTTTTTAAATCTAGATTTGAGGGGGTTGTCGGAGTGGTAACATCAGGGATTAAACTAGAACTAAGACCGGCTTGAAATGCAGAACCAAAAGAAGATAATCCCGAACCTATGCGCTCCCCTATGCCTTTCGCGCCGCCTAAACCATAGAAGCCGGCGACAATCGCACCGAGAACACCTAAAGTTATGACTGTATTCAGAGATACCATAACGAATATCGTTATATCTAGATCTTAAAGGTTGTTATTTGAAGCCTAATCCCTTGCATGATGGACACCATTCACATTTTATTTTAGTTGGTGAATCCATGACTAAAGCCATGCCGTAACCTTCGCAGAATTTACACTGAAATTTCGTTGTTATCGGATATTTCCTGGGGATTTGCATCTTTTTTGTTTTTGACTAGTTTAGATAATACGTTCTTGATTTCGTCAGGATGTTCGGTTAGTAGTTTTTCCGCACCTTCTAA